CGCGTCACGGGCTGCTTGTGTGGCGACTAGGACGACGGTGTTGGTTGTGTTGCCCATGTTGGCGAGGTCGTCGGTCAGGTTGTACGGGTCACTGTTAGTGGGGACCTCGATACCGTTTTGCAGGATCTGCATTTATGTACTCCAGTGTCAGGAAGACCAGCTAATGAGAAGCTGGCCGAAGGATGGGTTATCGAGGCGCGACTGGAACCCCGCGTAAGGGTTCCCCGCAATAGAAATGCCGCCACCAGCAACAAGGACCGGCGCGAACGACAGGGGGAGGTCCGTGAAGCCGCCGCCGAAACCCTGCGGCACGTTCACGTCATGCGGGCCAACAACCCGGACCACATCCCCACCACCGGGCCGCGCCGTCGAATCGTGCGCGTAGAAGTGGATGAGCGCGTTACCCGATGCGCCGACATTCAGGCGGGCAGGGACCCGGAACTGAATCCTTGTGATCGTCTTACCCTGCAACTCAGGACGCGGGGCACCATAGAACCAGGAACCCGTGACCGTGTAACCGCCCCACGTACCCGTGTAAACGTCCTCGCCACCGTTAGTCGAGGACGCCCACCTACCCCAGCCGCCAACACCGAACGTGTCCGAAGCCGTAGCAGGGATAGACACTTCGCCTGTCTGCGCCACCGTTGGGGGCGGTGGTGGTGGGACTTCGACGGGTGGTGGTGCTAGTGCGCCGATCTTCCCCATGATCGTGGGTTTGTCCGCGTCCCAGTTCAGGTAGATTGGGTCGCCGGGGTTGAATGAACCAATGAACTGATCCGTGCTATAGGTGACGCCGTCTTCACCAACGAACTCGATCAACGTCGCCGCGCCACCGGGGATGACAGCGGTTGCCGTACCAGTGCCGGGTTTGGGCTGCTCCGTATAGGCATCGAGGACGAGCGCGGACGACTGGCCCTGCCCGTCGTTCGTGATGTCAACAACAATGTTCAACCCCTGCGCCGGACGAACACCAGCACACCACCGCGCATCCAGCAGACTGCCGCCGACGTTCGCCCACCACCTGGACCCGTCATGATAAGCAGTCCCATACGTCCGCCGCGTATTACCCCCAGGAATCGCAGCCATCGTGTACTTCAAACCAGACAAGGGCTGCTCCTATGGGTACTGTTCAAACTAAGTATCTTTAAGTACAATTGGTGTATGACTAATGAGAGTGTGCACGCCCGAATTGCTGAGCTTGTAAAGAACTACCAAGAGGCCTTCTACGCTGAGCATGTGCCCGACCATGTTGCCAAGGCGATCCTGGTCGAGTTCAACGTTCTACCCAACAGCGAAGTGAGTGGCGTGGATGTAGCACCAGCTAAGCCAACCGGCATGGATGAAACCGCGATGGCCGTGGAGTCAGAGGAGGGCAGGCAGTGGCGTCTACAGCGCAGATACGATCAGTCCGAACTGGTTGAGTGGATCCTTCACTACAAGAACCCTGCCGACGATGAAACCAAGCTGCGACAGATTCGGCTCGTACTGGAGTGACCCGCCTGCACCTCCCCACCCACAACGACAAGGGCAGTGGTGCGGCATGAGTGACAATGAGCGCATGACACTTACGGATTTCCTACTCGCAAGAGTAGAAGAAGATGAAGCGGCTGCCCGCGATGGTGGATCCCATAACTACGGTGGAGTTTTTGCCCGCGATAACTACGGCTGCCTACTCGTCCAGCCCGCCCGCGTCCTGGCTGAGTGCGCTGCCAAGCGGGCCATCATTGAATTGCACGACGCTCTGGAAGATAAGGGCTGGCAGTCAGGCAAGGACCATGCCTACCTCTGGTGCGGATCCTGCGGGACTTTGGATGACGCGCCAGTGCCATACCCATGCGAGACGCTGGAAACCCTCGCAACCGTATACAGGGACCACCCAGACTACCAACCAGGATGGGACGTATAACAGCTCATAACAAGGTGGCCCGCAGCTTTGGTTGCGGGCCACCTTTGCTTATGCGGCGGGTAGTTCGTCCCATTCGAGGGCGGGCAGCGAACCCCACGTGCCGGGCATACGGTCCCACGTCAGAGCAGGTAACGACCCGTCAAGATACTCGGCCCACTCAGTACGCGACAACGCCGCCGTCACATCAGCGTAAGAACACGACACCGACAGTGCCGTCCCACTGGGGACTGTTGAACCACTGCGCCTGATACCCGTAATGCGTCCGGGGAAGTAGGCGACGTGACCGCCCACAACAGGGCAACCAACCTCAACCCAATCCCCAGACTGCAACTCAGGACGCGGCGCCGTCTCAACCGACAACTCCACCGCCAAACCAGACAGGAACTCGTCACGCAACTGGGCAGCATACGCCTCAGCCTCACGCGAAGAAGTGATCATCTCCGACTGGTAAAAGAACGGCACCCGACCATGCGGCCCACCCCACCGGAGCGCCCCGGACTCGATAGACGCCGACCCATAAACAGGCGACCCACTACCCTCGTCCTTACCCTCAACGACCCACCGGTTATAGAGTCCATCAACAGATTGCTTACGGCTGACGGACACTAGGGAGTTGCCGGGTTCGATCCGCAACACAGGATCAGTAACAGCCGGGTAAACATGACACTCGCCATCCCCACCCATCCTGTACCTGGCACCAACCCGCGACAACAGATCCTGGCACGCCTCCAACCGCTCCCGATCAAACACCAACTGCCGCGACACAGGAACATCAACAACACCCGCATCAACCACAGTCGGGAAATACGGGTCAGTCAACCGGGCAAACTCACCCAACACCGTCGCGTTATTCCCCGGAGACTCAGGAGCCTCCAACCTGTCCCGGTCCACGTCCGCGGTCAGATCAACACACTCCAACCGCACAACACCAGCAGTCGTGTACACGCGCCGCTCATGAGGTGAAACAGGTGAATCCGGCACAACCAACCCATACTCCGCAATCACCCGTGAATCGTGCGCGGTCGTCGGCTCATTCCCAACCACCCGGAACCAACCAAAATTCACCGCACCAGCACCACCAACCCGATACACAACCTGGAGTCTCGTGCCGGCAACACCAAGCGCATCATCAAACCGCCACGCACCCAACGACCCATCAGGATCCGCGACAGTCAGGGACAACTTCTGCCCCACCTTCACCGACTCGCCAGCCTCATCATCCACAGACCACGAAACCACCTGCAACGGCTCAGGCAAAACAAGCTCACCATCACGCCACGCCCACACCAACAAAGAATCAGCAGGCCGCGAACCCTCCAAAGCAGCCAACGACGCATCATCAACCAGACGCATCTAGCCTCCTAGTGGATTCTTCAAATCATCCAAATAAGTCTTCCCCGCCATCAGATCCTGCTTCTGCTGATACGTGTCCATCAAAATCGCAACATCCCCATACGAGAACGAAGCAGTCAGCACGCGGATCACCGGGGCCTGCACAGTGTCACCAGTCAACGACCACACCGACAACCGATCATCACCCGAACCAAACGGAGCCTCAGAAGCCGAAGCAATCATCGTGAAACACGAACCAGAAATCGCATCAGTCCACGACGCAGGCACCCTAACAAGCACCTGCGCCGTAGACGCCAACAACTTCCGCAAACGACTAGTCTGCTCAGCCGCCTCAGTAATCAACGAGAAATCAACACCAGCAGCAGCCATCCGCTGACCAAACAACGCCAACGGCTTATCACTACCCAGGATCTTAAACACCTGAGTCTCAGACACATACTCAAGCTTCGCCATCGCCGACACAGCAAACGTCGCACCAGCACCAGGAACCATCCGCCGACCAATCGCAACAGCAGACTGCGGCACCAACGGATCCATCACCCACGCACTATCCGACACCACAGTCACAGGATCCGAGGCCGTCCGGGACGCGCCAGCCGGGCCACTAATGACCTCAACCTCATACGACACCGGACGACCCAACGGAGCATCCCAATCCACCAGGAACGCGGCATCAGTCATAACGACCCGCCGCCACCCGCGGACAGGCTCACGTTCCCCGTCCGCGGTGCGCCAAACACTCACTAAGGAATCACCGACACCAAGTCCCGTAAGAGTCAGACCGACCCGAGGTGCCGGCGCGTCCACCAAAGCTTCAGCAACTACAACAACCATCAGATACGGCCTCTCCTCATGTACTGCGAACTTGAATCAGCCGACTGCAACAGACCCG